GCATTTATGTGGTAGAGCGTACCCCTGAAGGTAAGCGTGAGTATAAAGAATATCCAACCAACTATGTTCTTTATTATACTGACCCTAAGGGCAAGTATCGTTCACTATACGGAGATCCTGTAAGCAGATTCAGCACACGCAAACGTAGTGAATTTGAAAAGGAAAGACGTATTCATTCAAGCAAAAAATTGTTTGAAAGTGATATCAACGTAGTGTTTCGTTGCCTAAGCGAAAACTATTTAAAAGTAGAAGCACCTAAACTACACACATGCTTCTTTGACATTGAGGTAGACTTTGATCCTGAACGTGGTTTCAGTCCAACAAGCGATCCTTTTAATCCAGTTACAGCAATTAGTTGTTACTTGGATTGGATGGACACGTGTTTTACTCTTGTCATTGCCCCCAAGCACATGGGCAAAGAAACAGCGCAAGAAATTGTAAGTCAATTTGATAACACTATCCTTTTCACTAACGAAAAAGATATGTTTGAAGTATTCTTTCAATTGATTGAAGACGCTGATGTATTGACTGGCTGGAACTCAGAAGGGTACGATATTCCATATATGGTTAATCGTGTCACTAGAGTTATGAGTAAGGACGATACACGCAAGTTCTGCTTAATGGGTCAATTGCCTAAGCCAAGAAAATATGAGCGTTTCGGTAAAGAAGAAACGACTTATGACCTAGTTGGTCGTATTCATATGGACTATTTGCAATTGTATAAGAAGTATAACTATGAAAGCCGTCATAGTTATAAACTAGACTTCATTGGTGAAATGGAAGTTGGTGAAAACAAAACTCAATACGAAGGTACTCTAGACCAATTGTATAACAAAGACTTTAAAAAGTTTATTGAATACAATCGTCAAGATACTATGTTGTTGGTTAAAATTCACAACAAACTTAAATTTTTAGAATTGGCAAATCAACTAGCACATGAAAATACTGTGCTGTTACCAACAGTTATGGGTTCAGTTGCAATGATTGAAATGGCAATTATGAACGAAGCCCATGAAAGAGGACTAGTAGTTCCAGATAAAAAACGAAAGGATATTCATGCAGAAGAAAGTCAGCAGGCAGCAGGTGCCTTTGTTGCTACTCCCAAAAGAGGCATCCACAATTGGGTGGGAGCGGTGGATATTAACTCACTCTATCCCTCGGCAATCAGATCACTCAACATGGCGCCAGAAACCATCGTTGCTCAGGTCAGACAGACCCTCACAGAACAATACATGAAAGATAAGGGCCAAAGATTAGCATCAGAAAAGAAACGTCACAAAGACGGTGATGATGCAGTCACTGGCAGTATTCTCTGGGAAGGTTTGTTTGGTTCACTTGAATATCAAGCAATCATGAACCAAGAGCGTGGTACAATTCTTACATTAGATTATGAAGATGGTCGTAGTGTTGAGATGAGTGCCGCAGAAATCTGGAAGTTAGTGTTCGATAGTCACAAGCCATATATCATTAGTGCAAATGGTACTATCTATACGTATGAAAAAGAAGGGGTTATTCCTGGATTGCTCACACGTTGGTATAGTGATCGTAAAAGTATGCAGAAGAAACTTAAAGAAGCAACATCCAATGAAGATAAAGAATATTGGGACAAGCGTCAACTGGTTCGCAAGATTTTGCTTAACTCCGCATATGGTGCATTGTTGAATGAGCATTGTCGTTTCTATGACAAGCGCATTGGTCAGAGTGTTACACTCAGCGGTCGTCAAATCGTCAAGCATATGATGAGTACGATTAATGAGTTGATTGCTGGCGAATACAATCACGAAGGCCCAGCAATTGTCTATGGTGATACTGACAGTTGCTATTTCACAGCATATCCCATGCTCAAGTCACAGATTGAAAGTGGAGAAGTTGAATGGAATAAAGAGATGTGTATTGGTCTATACGACAATATTGCTGAACAAACTAATGATAGTTTCCCTGCATTCATGGAACGTGCATTTCATGCTTCACGTAAGAACGGCGAGATTATCAAAGCTGGTCGTGAGTTGATTGGTGATCGTAGTATCTTTATCACTAAGAAACGTTATGCTATCAATATCTTTGATAAAGAAGGCAAACGTAAGGATGTTAATGGCAAGTTAGGCGATATCAAGGCTATGGGTCTTGACTTGAAACGTGCTGATACTCCTAAGTATGTTCAGGAATTCTTGATGGAAGTCTTATCTATGGTTATTCAACAAGGTAAGTTACGTGAAGATGTTATTGAACGTATTAAAGAGTTTAAGATTGAGTTGGGTAAACAAGACAGTTGGACTAAGGGCAGTCCCAAGTCTGTGAACAAACTTACAATGTACGGTGACTTAGAGGCTGCAAGTAAAACTGGTCGAGCAAATATGCCCGGGCACGTTCGAGGTGCACTAAACTATAACTATCTACGCAGAATCAATAGTGACAACTATAGTATGAAAATCGTAGATGGCATGAAGGTTATTGTTTGCAAACTTAAGCCTAACGCATTGAACTTTACTAGCATTGCATATCCAACTGACGAACTCAGACTACCACAATGGTTCTGTGAATTGCCATTTGATGACAAGGCTATGGAACAAACATTGGTCGATGAAAAGATTGATAACTTATTGGGTGTGTTGGATTGGGACTTGCGTAGCAATACTGACACCAACAGTACCTTTGATAGTTTGTTTAGTTTCGGTTAAACTCACTATTGACATTCGCAATAAAATCCACTATTATACACATTAGTGTAACCTAAATATTATTCACAAAGGAAAAAACATGAAAGATAATTTACTTGATTTAATTCAACACACGCATGGACTTGGAGTCATTAGCCTTATTAAGGTTGTTGGTACTGACACTGAAACTAATATCTCTGCTGTAGCAGAAGATAAGTCAGTTGTTGTAAACGCTAAGTTCAAAAATCCAATCGCTGATTTTATTGGCACATTTGGTATGCCCCAACTATCAACATTAAAGACCATCGTTAACTTTGATGACTATGATGATACCTCAGTTATCAATGTCACACGTGTCAACAAAGATGGCAAAGATGTTCCTAGCGCAATTCACTTTGCAACTAAGACTGGCGACTTTGTTAATGACTATCGATTGATGTCACAAGGTTTGGTTGAAGAACGTGTCAAGGCAGTTACATTCCGTGGTGCTACTTGGAACGTTGAGTTTGAGCCAACAGTTGCTGGTATCATGCGTCTTAAGAAACAAGCAAGTGCTAACAGCGATGAGCCTAACTTTACAACAAAAACTGAAAACGGTGATCTAAAGATTTTCTTTGGTGACCCATCAACACACAGTGGTAACTTTGTATTTCAGCCCGGTGTTACTGGCACATTAAGTCGTCAATGGCAATGGCCCGTTAAGGTATTCTTGAGCATCATGGACTTACCCGGTGACAAGACTGTTCGAATTAGTGATCAAGGTGCGGCAGAAATCACAGTTGACAGTGGTATTGCGGTCTATCAATATTTGTTGCCAGCACAAAGCAAGTGATAATAACTTATCCTACTGATTATTCTGGCTTTCAGTCTAGTGAAAATAACTTAGTTTATTTTCCTATACCAAAGAATGCCCACACATGGGCAGAAAAGTTCTTTGCACAGAATTTCAGTATGGATAAAGTGATTCAAAAAACCACAGAAAATTCTGAGATTGTATTAAAAGATAAAATTAATATAGTAATTCTTAGAGACCCATTATTGCGTTGGCTGTCTGGAATAACACAATATCTGATTGATAGTCCTACTATTGATTTGCTAGATGACAAACTGTTTCAAACGGCAATTACAGATGCATTATGTTTTGATGACCATACCGGATTACAAATAGTTAATTTATTAGGTATTGATACCGAACGTGCAGTATTTTTTAATTGTGATAAAAATTTAGAAGAGAACATGAATACCTTTTCTAAATTTTGGTTTAATAAAGAAACTGTAAGTGTTGGAAGTCATCAGGTTATGACAGAAAATCCTGAAAAGGTAGCAATATATAACAAGATAAAAACCATTGCAAGAAATGATAGTGAACTATTAAAAAGAATTCAACATTTCTATGCACCAGATTATGGATTATTTAATCAGGTAAAATCCCGCTTTTTTGACAAGAACATACCTGAATGTTATAATAGAATGAAAGAAATTTATGATAAAGAACATTAATAGTCATAGTAAATATTTGACAGTTATAGGTGGTGCTCCACACACCTATATCAATAATTATGGCGGCGCTTTGCAAGGTGTAGGTAATATACGATATAATACAAATACTCAAAATATTGAAGTATATGATGGTAGTACATGGGTTACGATGAACATGGGTTATGCAGATATTAATTTAACACCTGTGGCAATTAATGCACTTGAATGGGCAGAAAAGAAACGCAATGAAGAATTAGAACGTGAACAACTTGCCCAAAAAAATCCTGCTGTCAAAGACTTGTTAGCACAAATCAAAGAAAAAGAAGATCAAATCAAAATGGTACAAACATTAATTAAAAAAGAGGTTACTGCTTGAATCAAATTAACTTATCAGCACAGCATAAACCAGACTGGGCACTATTCTTACCCGCGGTTAGCAGTTTCTTTATTGCTGGCTTGGGTAAACAACGTGAAGGCGAAAACTATTTTGATAGTGCACGTATTCCTGCAGGCTTCAATGGAGATGTTGAATGCTTGAACTTTTTGAATAGCAAGCAAGGTCTATACACATATAAATGGGGCTTGTATAGTGCTGGTCATGCTAATTTAGATACAACTGTTGATGACCATAATGAAAGTATTATTCGCAAACGTGAAGAAGGTACATTCATGTTGGGTGATAGTGGTGGATTTCAAATTCTTAAATGTCAATGGCCTGCTGATTGGAAGGATCCCAACTGCCCACGTGCTATGAAAAAGCGTCAGCAAGTATTGAAGTGGATGGACACATACATGGATTATGGTATGTGTTTAGATATTCCTTCACAATCATTAAGCACATTTCATATCCAAGACCCCAAAACTAAAACTTCTGCACATGGTATCAGTACCATTGAAGAAGCAATTACTGCCACACATATTAACAACGAATACTTTATCAAGAACCGTACAGGTAAATGTAAGTTCTTAAATGTTCTTCAAGGTCGCAATCACAGTCAAAGTGATAGCTGGTATGAAGAAATGAAAAAATATTGTGACCCAAAAATCTATCCTGATAGTCATTTCAATGGTTGGGCATTCGGGGGTCAGAACAAGATTGATGTTGAATTGATGTTGAATCGCCTTGTTGGTATTATCCACGATGGATTATTACAAGAAGGCAAGCATGATTTGATTCACTGTTTGGGTGTAAGTATCATGGAATATGCTGTGTTGTTTACAGACATTCAACGTGCTATTCGCAAATATCATAACCCAAACTTACAGATTACTTTTGACTGTGCAAGCCCATTCTTTAGTGCGGCTAAAGGTTTGGCATATTTTAACAATAACATCGAGCATGGTGGCAAGTGGTCATATAGTATGGAAAAGACTGCTGAGAATAAAAACTATGCCAATGACACTCGCAAGTTTAGTGATGCAGTATTGGCTGATGGCATTCACAAAATGTTTACAGATAGCCCAATTACTGACCGTATGATGGTTAAGGACCTTTGTTATCGTGGTCATGGCTTTATCAACCAACAAGGTAAGGAAACTAAAACCAGTTGGGATACATTGAGTTATACACTATTGCAAGCACACAATGTTTATCAACATATTACTGCGGTTCAAGAAGCCAATCGTAAATATGAAATGGGTATTATGCCCAAGATGGTTATGAGCAAATTTGATGAAAATCATTTGGGTACCATCATTGATGAGATTTTTAGTCTAAATAATAGACAAAAGAGTTTGGATTTGATTAAAGCAAATTCAAAGTTGTGGACTCAAGTGCAATCAGGTAGTCAAGGATTTAGTGGCAAGCGTACTGTTAATGCCATGACTATGTTTGATCAACTGTTTGCAACAGAGCAAGAGCCTGAACAAGACGAAGTTATCGAAGACGCCGACGATGAAATGGCTAACATCATTGATTGACATTAACCATAATCGTTTGCAAATAAATCAAAACAGTATATAATACTAGACATAGGGGACATTAATATGTACGAAGTACGAATTAGTAAGTTAGAAAATATGTTTGAAGACTTGACCAAACGTGCAAACGAGGGTGATGAAGCAGCCAATACTGAACGTGCAAAAGTTTACAATGAATTGACAAGACTTAGACGTTTGAAGTGGGAAGATGAACACGAAACTGTAAGTTTTGACGACCGTGACTATTAATATGAACAATCAAGAACAAACACACTTGCTAACACGCAACAGAATTAAAGAACAGGCTAAACGTATGATCTTTGTTACCTTTCAAAAAGAAGGTATTCATTGCTATCCAGCAGCCGCAACTGACCCATCACTTGCAACGGGTGATGAATATGATGTCTGTTTTCTAGGAACTCCACATCGTCACATCTTTCACTTTAATGTGGCGATTGAAGTATTTCACAACGATAGGGATATTGAGTTTATTCAATTTAAGAGATGGCTTGAGAATCAATACTCTCAGGGTATTCTTGAATTGAATTACAAGAGTTGTGAAATGATTAGTGATGACCTTTATGAAGTCATTGCTAGTCGATATCCAGAGCGTAACATCGAAATCACTGTAAGCGAAGATGGTGAGAACGGTGCTACAATTTATTATTCAACACATAAACCGCAACTTATTAGCGTTTAAAGGAAAATCATGGCTAAGTACGAACACAAACAAAATCCTAAGGTCAATCAAATCTTCAACGATTTGGAATTCTATTTAGAATTCTGTAAGGATTATGGTTATAAGTTCGATGAGAACGATTTGTACAGCACACGTAGTTACGTGTGGCGTCAATTTCAAAAAGCCGTAACAGGCAAACCCTTCAAGGATATGTGGGAGTTAGATGCTAAACCCCGCTTCAATGCGTAAAATCGTATTGATCACCGGTGGGTTCGACCCAGTTCACAGTGGACATTTAGAGTATATCAAGTCTGCATGTGAATTGGGCGACACACTAGTAGTAGGTGTCAATAGCGATGAATGGTTGACTCGTAAAAAAGGTCAACCATTCATGCCGTTGTCTGAGCGTAAGGCAATTATTGAATCATTAAAAAATGTAGATGTTGTTATAGATTTTAATGATAGTGATGGTAGCAGTAAAGATGCTATCAACAAAGTTCGTGAGATGTGGCCCATGGCAAAAATAGTATTTGCCAACGGTGGTGATCGCACTCAACAAAATATCCCTGAAATGGATATTGTTGATAATAACATTGAATTTGTATTTGGTGTTGGTGGAACAAACAAAAAGAACAGCAGTAGTTGGATATTAGAAGAATGGAAGAATCCTAAAACTTATAGGTCATGGGGATGGTATCGTGTGTTAGATGACAAGATTGGTTACAAAGTTAAAGAACTTGTAATCGAACCCGGTAAGAATTTAAGTATGCAACGCCATTTTAAACGTAGTGAGCATTGGTATATACTTAAGGGTAAATGCGATATTGCAACTATATACAATAATGATATAATAGTAATATCTAAAGAGGAAAATGAAACATATAATATTTCACAAGGTGTTTGGCATCAAGGTCAAAATAACTATTATGACTATTGTCACATACTTGAAGTTCAATATGGATCATCATGTGTTGAAGAAGATATTGAGAGAAAAAATATATGATATTAGAAGATTTAGAATATATATTTAAACCACAAGTAGACGAGGGTACAATCAAATTGTACTTTATGTTAATTGACGGGGAACACAAGTACATTGAGCGTCACCCTGTAAATGACCTAGCAACATTGTTGCCCATGCTAGATTCATTTCAATATGCAGGTACAGTAGAACATATTCCGAGATTTATAAAATGAGAAAACTATATTACATGGGCCTAGAGCCTTATAAAGACAGATACACACTTCAACTAACAGACTGGAACGTTGAAGTATTCAAGCGCCGCGGTATTAATTATATTATTGTGCCGGGAGATACACTTGATAGTAGCAAGAGCATTGTTACTGGGCAAGTATTAGATGCACATGGTCGTAGTTATTTTGGTATGAGCCAGATGATGAATTTGGTTAAAATGATGAAAGAAGGAGAAATTACAAATGAAGATGTTATCTACTTTGAAGATATGTTTCAGCCCGGTATTGAGAGCATACCTTATATTCTCAATCAAATTCCTGACAACTTACGCCCTCGTGTTTTTGTACGTTGCCTTGCTCAGTCCATTGATCCGGATGACTTTGTTCATGTTTGGGGTATGTCAAAGTGGATGGGTCTCTACGAAAAGATGGTTAATGAATTCGTAGACGGTGTACTTGCAAGTAATGAAGAAATGGTAATGCACATGAAGATTGCAGGCTGGGAAGCACCAATCTATAACATCAGTGGATTAGCATTTGGCAAAGAAGAAGTAAGACGCAGAGTTCTTGACAGTGGACAAGACATTAAGTTGTTTAATGAACGTGCTATGCGTGTAGCATTCGCCGCACGATGGGATCAAGAAAAACAACCAGACTTTTACATGGACTTGATTGACAAGTGGAATGACTTATATCCAGACTCTGATGTAGAATTTTGTGTATTCAGTGGTAGCACTTTACGTAGTAACAACAATAGTTACATGGCTCGCACAAACAGAATGCGTGATGAGGGTACACTTAAAGTCTATGAAAACTTAGACAAGACCAATTACTATCTGTTGCTGAATGACACACGTGTGTTGTTTAACTGTGCATTGCAAGACTGGGTAAGTAATACTGTAAGCGAAGCAGATGCATTGCGTTGTAATGTTTTATATCCTGCATATCGTAGTTTCCCCGAAACATTTGGTAATGACCCTGAACGATTGTATATCCCATGGTCTATTGATGATGCTATTGAAAAATTACATAAACTATTAACTGTACAACATCCTAATGTTGATAAGATTAGTGATCACACAGCAGGTACCATTGATCGTATCTGTAACATCTTAGAAGGTCGTGGTCAGCAACTATTGCGTATGGATACAAATTATCGTAAACATACTAAAGAAAGAAAGTATTAAAATGCGTATTGAAAATGAAGTTAAGTTAGATTTTAGTGATGTGTTGATTCGTCCTAAACGTAGTACACTTGCTAGTCGTAAAGAAGTTGATTTAACCCGCACTTATACATTTAGACATAGTAAACAGACGTACACCGGTGTACCCATGATGGCTGCTAACATGGATGGAGTCGGTACTTTTGAGATGAGCAAAACATTAAGTGAACATAAATTGTTTACCTGTTTGGTCAAATCATACAACAATGATGACTTTAACAATGACATTGATTATACACGTTTGGCAGTAAGCACTGGTATTAGTGACAAAGACTATCAAAACTTAGTTACTATTTTGTCTGCAAATCCTAATATCAAATTTATTTGCATTGATGTTGCCAATGGATATAGTGAACATTTTGGAGACTTTGTTGCTAAAGTTCGTAAAGAGTTTATGGACAAAACAATTATTGCTGGTAACGTTGTTACAGCAGACATGACACAGGAGTTAATTTTACGTGGTGCGGACATTGTTAAAGTTGGGATTGGGCCTGGTAGCGTTTGTACTACTCGTATTCAAACTGGTGTGGGCTACCCACAACTTAGTGCTATTATTGAATGTGCCGATGCCGCTCACGGTCTTGGTGGACACATTATTGCTGATGGCGGATGCACTTGTCCTGGGGACGTTGCTAAGGCTTTCGGTGCGGGCGCTGACTTTGTAATGCTCGGTGGTATGTTTGCAGGACATGATGAAGGTGGTGGTAATGTTATTGAAGACTTGTATGAACTACCCAAACTACAAAAAGATAATTATACACATGACATTGACGTTAAAAAGTTTGTGGAATTCTATGGCATGAGTAGCGATACTGCTATGGAAAAACATTCAGGTGGTGTTGCTGAATACCGTAGTAGCGAAGGTCGTACTGTACGTGTGCCATATCGTGGCCCTGTAAAGAATACTGTATTAAACATTCTTGGTGGACTGCGTAGTAGTTGCACATATGTAGGAGCACCATCATTGAAACAATTAAGTAAATGCACTACCTTTGTTCGTGTAAATAATCAATACAACAGAGTTTATGCAGGGTAATAATGGCAAAGAATGTGAAATGTTTAATTACTGGTGGCTGTAGTTTTAGCCAACCTAATAATCGTGATATTAATTGGGTTCATCACTTAGATAACTATATCAAACCTGAATCGGTTAGTCATACCGGATTAGGTGCGGCGGGTAATGGAATGATTAGTCGCAGAGTAATTAGGGAAGTAACTAAACATCTTGAAACATATAAGCCTAACGAAATGTTAGTGGGTATTATGTGGAGTAGTTTTAAACGAAGAGATTATTATTCAATTAAACCGTTAGAATGTAATGAATTAGGCTTTGGCCACGATTCTTATTCTAATCCTGCAAAGGGTTATACTCAAGAATCAAAATGGTACATTATTAATGAGCATTGGAATGACCCATTGACTACAAACTTCTTTAAAAATTCTTATAATTTTGAAGATAGTTTAATCAATACACTTGAGCATATATTAAGAGTCCAGTGGTTTTTAAAATCAAACAACATTCCTTATTTTATGACTGAGTTTGATTATGCTGCATTCGATGAATTCCCCTTCAATAAAGAATGGAAAGATAACAAAGAAATTAAATTTTTGTGGAATCAAATAGATAAGTCATGTTGGTTACCAATTGAAAACTGCTATCAATGGTGTAGATTTATATCCGGCAAAGACTTTGCTCGACCACCAGACCCACACCCTAGTACAGAACAACATATAGAACTAACAAATAGAGTTATTATACCCTATTTGATTGAAAAAAATATGTTGTATGATACAATCGTATAATAGGGAATAACTTATGGCAACACGTAAAAAGAAAACAATTGATCCAAGTGGTGTCGTCAGAGGTAGTCACTTAACTGTAACTACTTTTTCAGACGGTACTACTAAATTGGAATGGGATGATGAAGCACTATTGCGAGATGTTCGTGAGGCAATCGCTAGTGTTGAAACTAAGGCCGTAAAGGCAAAAACAAAACGCAAAACAAAGGAAAAACTATGAGCGCACATCAAGATATCGAAACACAAATGGCAGCATACCAAACTGAATCTGCAAAGTTTGAAGCAGGCAACGCAGCCGCAGGCACACGTGCCCGTAAAGCATTAGCAGAACTTGCTAAGGCAGTTAAGGCTCGCCGTAATGAAATCACTGAAACTAAAAACGCACGTGCCGCAGAAAAAGCAGCAAGTAAGGGTTAACTATGGATCAAATAGTAATGTCTGAATTACGTAGACGATGCGATCTTCTCATAGAAAATTCATCGCCTGATACCATTGAAAACGGAATGACCGGCTCTCTTGTCAGATTTAATATGGGCTTAAACATTTTAGGTACAAATACCGATCCTCCTAGTTGGTGGGACGAAGAGTATAAAAAACCATGCATGGATCTAGAAACTTTTCATAGCCCTGTATATGATGACTATATCGGTAAATTGTTCGATGAAGCCTATTATAAAGTTAATGCAAAGAAAAATAAATGATAAATAATCATGTAAGCTACACAACGGTAGCTTACATTTCAAAACAAAAACCATCACAACGGAAGGTTATCTATGAGTTATAATAAAACAAAAACTGATCCAGAATTAGGTCTACGAGTGCATGAACACTTAGTCAAAATGGGTGTTGAGACACCTGTAACACCAAACAAATTGATTCGTACTGATAAGATTCACATCATTGAGGGTCATTTCAAAGCTATCATGGAAACTATGGGCTTAGATTTGTCTGATGATAGTCTTATTGAAACACCCAAGCGTGTTGCTAAAATGTACGTTAATGAAATCTTTTGGGGGTTAGATTATGATGCATTTCCAAAGTGTACGACTGTCGATAACAAGATGCATTACAATGAAATGGTCGTTGAACGCAACGTTAATGTGCAAAGTAATTGCGAACATCACTTTGTTGTCATTGATGGTCTCGCTACTGTGGCATATGTTCCTAAACAGAAAGTCCTCGGATTATCAAAAATTAACCGTATTGTTGAGTATTTCAGTAAGCGCCCTCAAATCCAAGAGCGACTCACCGAACAAATCTTCCACACTCTCCAATTTATACTGGAGACTGAAGATGTTGCGGTAATGATTGATGCACAACATTATTGCGTAAAGTCACGTGGTGTTGAGGATACAGGTAGCTCTACTGTTACTTGTCGCTTAGGTGGTGGTTTCAAAACTGATCCAGCGGCACGTAGCGAATTCTTGTCTATTGCTAGGATGGGCAAATGAATCTGTTACTTATTTTGATTGTGTTAGGCATTGCTATCTCAATTATTCGCAGACTACCCGAGAGTGATTGCACACAAGATTGTAATCAAGGTCGTAATTGTAAATGTAAGGAATAATATGGGATTTCGCAAACCAATGGACTATAATGCAGTAAATCATCAAATCTATATGACTGGTGTAGAGTTAAATAGTTCTAGGAATGATGGCTTTACTGCATTAGAACTTAAAAAAGATTTATATAAAATCAAGTGGTTAGTGGATAGCATCTTAAAGGATTGTCCTAATTTTGGTTCGTCAGAAGCTGAATTCATTAAAGCATGTGAACAAGAAAATATGTGGAATATCCTAAAAAGATAAAGGGATTGTCATGGAATATCTAATAGTTGGGTTTATTGTAGGCATTGCATTATATAGAATATATAAACACTTACGTAAACCCATATGCGGTGACTGTGACAGATCGGGTAATTGTTCTAAACACCCAAAAGAACACACAATTAATTTTTATAGAAAATGATATTCAACAAAATTAAAGAACTTAGAGAACAAGAAAAAGTAATAGGTATTACTTTTAGTACCTTTGATCTATTACACGCCGGACATATTGCCATGCTTAGTGAAGCAAAGAATCATTGTGATTATTTGATTGCTGGTTTGCAAACTGATCCAACTATTGATCGTCCTGATACCAAGAATAAACCTATTCAAAGTATTGTAGAACGTCAAATTCAATTGAGTGCCTGTCGCTATGTTGACGAAGTAGTAGTATATCAAACTGAGCAAGACTTGGTTGACTTACTATTGATTCTGCCATTGAATGTTCGTATCTTGGGAGTAGAATACGAAGGTAAACAATTTACCGGTGACGAAGCATGTTATCACCGTGGTATTGATATTGTATTCAATGGTCGTGACCATAGTTTCAGTAGCACAAGTTTGCGTAAGCGTGTAGCAGAAGCACAAACTAAACTAGCTAAATGATTAATGGAAAAATTGCACGAATTTAATATTGACTGCGAAAAATTATATCAAGAATGGTATAGAATTGACCACGAACTAAATTTTGATGGTGGTAAATATAGCAGACTTTTAATTAATAGTGCAACATCTAAGACTAATGAAAAAGACGAAGATTATTATTTGTTAGACGCATTTGAAAATGTTAACAATAATTGGTATAGTGTTAAAAAGATATTAAAAAAATTTCAAAACACATATACACAAGAAGTTTGTTTATTGGTAGAGACTTGGTTGAACACGATAAATCTCACCGCAACACGTATTAAATATGCAGCGTTATATCCGGGAAGAAACATAGAACCTCATATTGATTATGCAGGTTATAGATTTCATATGCCTATTACAACTAATGACAAATGCGTTTTCATTGTAGGTAATGTAAACTATAATGTAGATAGTTTAGGTTCCATGTATAGATTTGATTCAAATTTAAGACACTCAGTTGCAAATAACGGAGATAGTGTTAGATTACATCTAATGTTTGACGTAAGGAATTTAAATGGATAGAGAAAAAATTAAAGAAAAAATGCATGACATGATGCAACCAGTAAACCATCAACTGTTCTTGTGCCAAAACGGTGAAGAAGAATTGATGTTTGCTTGTGCAATGTTGCAACGTATTACAGAAATCTTTGATAGCCAATTGGGTATCGAAGGTAGAAAAAAGATGTTTGAGGATTTGGTGTGAACTATGTCAATAAATTAGATTTACATGGTGTTAGACATGAAGATGTAGTTAGAATAGTAGAAAACTTTATTCTAATGAATCAAAGTAAAATGCCACTTACTATCATTTGCGGTAACAGCATCAAAATGATAGAGTTAGTACAAGCTGCCATTAAGCATGTTGGCTGCAAAACCTTTTCGCCTAGTTATGGCACAATCATTGTCAGGGATTTTTCATGAGAATTCTTATTATGGGTTTACCGGGATCGGGCAAGACCACATTGGCAGCAGCACTCACTGCCCAATTATTCTTTGAAACAAAAGTACTTTGGCTAAATGCTGACACCATTAGAGAAAAATATAATGATTGGGATTTTAGTGTTGAGGGTAGATTGCGACAAGCAACACGTATGCGACAACTAGCAGATGATTCATCAAACACAGATTATGTAATCATTGATATGGTTTGTCCATTAAGTATAATGCGTAGTATCATTGAACCAGACTATACTGTATGGATGAACACCATCGATATGGGTATATACGATGATACCAATAAGATGTTTACAGAACCAATTGACTACCAATGTAGGGTAGATAAGTTCTGTGATGTAGGTAACCTCAGTGATTTTTTGGCACAAGAAATTACAAAAGGTAAATAAAGATAGCGGCCTCGGCTTCAATTCGCTAATTAGGCATAAATAGATATAGAGGCAATTATGACTATATATCTATATGTAAAACAACACAAGGTAACTGGATTGAAATACTTCGGTAAAACATCTACTAAGGATCCTTATTTATATTTAGGATCGGGAACTCATTGGCGCCGACATTTGAAGGTACACGGCCAAGACATAGATACAGTACAAGTTTGGAAGTTCGATGATGAAACTGAATGTGAGAAATTTGCTTTAGAATTTTCAGAAAAATATAACATCGTTGAATCTACTGAGTGGGCCAATCTTAGACCTGAAAATGGAAAAGATGGTAAACCAGTAGGAAGTCCGGGCCTTAAAGGTGTAATGAATCCACAATTTGGAAAAACAAAAGAACAAAATTCTTTTTACGGAAAAAAGCACTCTATTGAAACGCTTCAACATCTTAAAGAAATTAAAATGGGCGGTAATAACCCTAGAGCAAAAAAAGTAGTCACTCCCAAAGGAAAATTTTTATGCTTATCTGATGCCGCCAATGCTGAAGGAGTTACTACCGATACAATGCGGTCATGGTTAAAAAAACAAAAACCTGGATTTAATTGGGATAATTAAGTATTTTACAGCGGTCTTTTGGCATCATTCCCGCTTTACAAATTCTGCTGCCTATGCTAAAATTAACATAGGAGAAAATTTATGCAACCAATCGTTTATAAGTACACAAGTACAAAAGAATATGTAGACGCATTCCCATGCGCTTATCGTCAATGGCGTGCAGACAGTCATTGCAACACTATACATGGTTATAGTTTCAGTATGAAATTCTATTTCGGTACAAACGATTTAGATGTTCGTAATTGGGCAGCAGACTACGGTGGACTAAAAGAGTTGAAAAAGATTCTTGAGGATCAGTTTGATCATACCTTATTAGTTGCAGAAGATGACCCTGAACTTGAAACATTTAAATTGTTGCAAGAAAAGAAAATGGCTAAACTAACTATACTGTCACGCTTAGGATGTGAAAGTCTAGCAGATATGCTTTACAAGTATGTCAATGGTGTTTATATCCCTGACATGTGGGGCCCAGGCGAAGCACAACGCCTATGGTGCTATCGTGTAGAGGTTCGTGAAACGCAGGCTAATATGGCATTCCGTGAAGGTCATCGTGAATGGAATGAGGACTTGCTCTCTTAATGGAACTCGCACGGTTTCTTGCTAAATTGGTTACTAGCATTATGAGCATATATGATGCTAGTAATCTAAGAAACCGTGTGTACTCTATACAAAACGAACACGAACTTATGTGGACTGCATTGGATGACATTGCAAGAATGTACAAAGACCATCCAGCAAGTGCACTAGCAAAAAGAACTTTAGATCAGGTAGAAAAGAAATATGGTAGATAAACTTTGGCGTCTTTGGGCAAAAGCATTGGGCGAAAAAGCCGGAGATACTGATAGTGAAGCAGACCTTATCGCTTGCATTCGCACATCGATTGTGTTATCATATATTATAACAAACTGTTTTATCGTGGCAGGCGTAATCAAACATTGGAATCAATAATGGGCATTAAAATTTCAGAACTGTTTTATAGTATACAAGGCGAAGGTCGTTACATGGGGGTTCCAAGTGTGTTCATGCGCACATATGGTTGTAACTTTAAATGTCAGGGCTTTGGTATGCCTCGTGGCATGTCTAGCGTAGAAGCAGACGATATCGGACAAGTTGCACATTTATATAATGACTATAAACATTTGCCACTAGTATCAACTGGTTGTGATAGTTATGCTAGTTGGCATCCTGACTTTAAACAATTAAGTTATATGTGTACAACAGATGCCATTGTCAATGAAATTATGCTTTCACTTCCTTACGGTGAGTGGCGTGATGAGCATTTGGTTATCACAGGTGGTGAGCCATTGCTAGGCTGGCAACGTGCTTATCCTGAATTACTTGATCATCCCAAGATGGAAGGTCTTAAAGAGATTACATTTGAAACTAATGGCACTCAGCAGTTAACTCCTGAGTTTAGAGAATACTTACACGATTGGGTAGGTAATGGTTTTGATAACGAAATCACATTCTCAGTAAGTGCTAAACTTCCAGCAAGTGGCGAAAAGTGGGAAGACGCAATTAAGCCTGAGATTGTGTGTACATACGAAGAAGTCGGTACAGCATATTTGAAGTTTGTAGTAGCAACAGAAGAGGATGTTAAAGATGCAGAACAAGCAGTTGAACAATATAGAAAAGCGGGCTTTACAGGTCACGTATATCTTATGCCTGTTGGCGGTGTTGAGTTTGTTTACAATCTCAATGCTAAGTCAGTTGCACTAGCCGCAATGAAACGTGGCTGGCGCTATAGTGACAGACTGCAAGTACCACTGTTCAAAAATGAATGGGGAACATAATGGTAGAGACTGACGGATATCAAGAAATCTCTAGGCAAGAGTATGAGCGAAAGACTAGAAACTGGGAATATAAGTTTTGTTTTATCCCTCATCAATGCCTTGAAACAGGTAAATGGCTTTGGTTGAAAAATGCATATCGTGGTGAGAAAAGGCGTAGACATGATATGGCTATTTTTACTGAGTACAAGTGGATGGCTAAAGATCAATTTATTAAATTAAGATTATTAGAATTAGTATAAGAGAACTTTATGATGTTAGATATTCCTTTTTATAAAGCGCAAGACGATATTTGGTTTTACAAAACAGCCACAATAAAGTATTCATTTGCACTACTGCCTAAGCGTTGCGACTTGTCAGGAAAAAGGATTTGGTTAGAGAATGGTTATAAATTTACTAAGATGATCACTGGTCCCGGTGATCCTGTATATCTATACAGATGGCATAACAAGCATGAACATTTAATTTGGAAATTGAAAGGAAATTAAAATGGCAATTTGGACAATTAAACCCGCATGGAAGAAATCACTTATTGAACGTCAATATTTCACCAAAGACGATAACACCGTTATGATTGAAACAGGTTGGCGTGGTGGTGAGTTTACTATTGAAACAGAAGACGATACACCTCCTGTACTAGAACCAGGTGTTGACCTCTATAACTGTGACTATGATGTTGAACTAGTTGAAACATTTGATGGTTGCTGGGAAGAGGTTGATAGTGATGAATGTGATGAAGAAACACAAGAATGGTTAGAAGAATTCTTGGAAGAAAACTCTTACTTTGATTTAGAAGAGCATGGTTGGATGCAAACTGAATGTGAAATGATTATTGACTGTGATATCATTATTGAAGATGAAGAGGGTAATGTTGTTGAACAGCCCGAAGCAGAACTTTCGGAAGAGGTGTTTGACGAAAAACTTTCACTTAAAGCAGGCACTTGGCCTTTTGATACTAAATGAACATCTACTCTCGCAGAATTGCATTTTTAATTAGTGACCAACACTTTATCCCTCATGGGGGAATTGGTAGTTTCTGTAAAAGTTTTACAGAAATGTGTAGTCGTATTGGTTGGAAAGTTGATATCATTCTAGACAAAGCACCTACTGGGTCTTTTGATACTGTGATTGAATCTGCGGGTGCTAATATTGTTTATCCAGATGATGCATTGCGTTATAGTGACCACACTGCCACTTTTGCCTTTAGTGACACTATTAACTTTGAAAAGATTATTAACTTTCGCAAAGCATTATTAAAGGCTTTTGAAACAAACATCTATGACATGATTGTGTGTAACACACAGGAAGCAATGACTGCGGCATATGCTATGACAGTCAACGAATATATTCCTGTTGTATTCTATACTCACTTGCATAGTATGATTTTCCGTGAAAGTCAGGGCAGTGATGTATTCCTAAATAGTTATCATAACTTCTATAACAAGCATATGGAGTTTAGTGATATTGTTATTGGTACACAAAGTCAAAAGAATATTAATGAGTTGACTAAACACGGTGCTACTAACTGTGCATTATTACGAATGCCAATGAGTGAACGTAGTTTGTTAGAACCATATACAGGTACCCGTAAAGGTGTGTTGTTTATTGGTCGTTGGGAAGAAGGCAAGAATCCAGAAGCATACATTCGTGTAATGAAAGAAGCTGGTTTACCCTGCAAGGTAATGACCAATAGCAATGGTGCCAAGAAGTTTGAAAAAGCATTCAAAGACAATGGCATTACTGATTATGAAATCCGTGCAGGTATCACTGGACAGGAGAAAGTAGACTTTGTGTGTAGTTCAAGTGTATTCTTTATGCCAAGTTTGCGTGAGAACTATCCATTTGCATTCTTAGAATGTCTAGGACACATGCCTTGTGTAGTTTTAGATAATCAAGATTGGAGTGATAATTTTGATGATAGATACTTCGATAAGGTAAATATCAAAGATGCAAGTGAAACTATCAAATCATTATATGGTTCAGCACAACTACCAGGCGCCTTAGACTATGTTTGTGACCTAGATGACGTGGTTGCAAAGGGTTGGATCAACTTTGTAGACAACTTTGTAAGTAAACGTAGTAATACCAACTCGGCAAAGATTAACACATATGATACTGTTAAGTATCGTGATTATATTACTGACTTGAACAGAACACATTTGGCCCGTGAAGATTTTGAAAGCGTACTAAGTAATCGTAAGAAATTTATCAATGTACTGTATACTGACAATGATACATACTTAAGTAAAGATCCTTCTTTTATACCACAAGAAGAAATAGCAGGAACAGGGTTGTTTGAATTTTAATATGAAGTTAGGTATATTCGGGGATAGTTACGCTGAAACACAAAAGAACACTTGGGGCGGTGATCGTGATTATCCAGGTTGGACTGAACTATTAGTAGAAACATACCAACCTGAATTATATGAAAATCATGCAAGGGGAGGTACTAGTGCATGGTGGAGTTATCAGAAGTTTTTAGAACACTACAAAAAGTTTGACCATATAATTTTTGTGCATTCATTTAGGCATCGTTGGCCATATCTTCCTGATGAATTTATAGGTAGACACGGGGACATTGGTGGCAGTCACAATTCTATGAAACCATTCAAGGGAATAAATCATATGTTATTCACAGATGAGTTGTCAACTTTTATCTGCAAAAATATTGCACATAGTATAGAAAAACATTGCAATGAATATGGCATAACGTTGTTACATATTTTCGTAGAAAATGCAAATGAGATTTTAGACGATACCCTTAAAAGCCCAGCTATAGTTAATTTTAGTCATCCTAGCTTTACAGAACTAGTAACACTCAAGGGCAAAACATATATTTTAGCAGACAAGATTACCGGACTAGACACTCCTGATTTTAGGACATGTCATATGAGTCCGAAAAATAATAAAATTGTTGCTAATTTAATTAAAAAAATGTATAATGAAAACATTAAACTAATGGATTTTAAAAACTCTGTTTATTTTAATATGATAGCTTCTGATGAAGTTACGGATGCACTTTATGTGAAGTACACAGATAAAAACGGAAAATTTATAGGATTGCGATTATGAAAAAAGTATTGATAACAGGTTGTTCAGGATATATTGGTAGCCATCTTGCAAAGATGCTAATGAACTCTATGAAGTATGAGGTACATGGATTGGATATTCGTGATCCTCAGCAATCTATGCACAAATTTTATCACCAAGATATAAACAGACTATTCACTATTGACGAGGAGTTTGATTGTGTAATTCATTTGGCTGCATTGGTTAACGTAGGTGAAAGCGAGATTATGCCTATTCCATATTATATTACTAATTTGAATGGCACAATGAATGTTATCAACAAAGTTAATACAAAGAACTTTGTATTTGCTAGTACAGGTGCAGCAGAGAGTTGCGTTAGTGCATATGGTGTAAGCAAGCGTGCCGCGGAAGATGTTGTGCGTGAATACTATACGCAACACAAACCTACACCCTATACGATTTTTAGATTCTATAATGTAATCGGTAGTTCAGGCTTTGAACCAACTAATCCTGACGGCTTGATGTATAACCTATTGAAGTCTAGCTACACACGTGAGTTTACAATTTACGGTGACGATTATAACACAGTTGATGGTACATGTGTGCGTGACTATGTGCACGTAGATGAAATCTGTGATGCATTAATGACTGCAATTGAAAAGTCAAGCAATCAAATTGAATGCTTGGGACATGGTGTTGGTCATACTGTTGCAGAGATGTTTGAAATGTTCAAAACTGTGAATCATGAGGCATTGTACGCAGAAACTCTTACACCTATATTGCGTAAGATTGGCCCACGTAGAAAAGGCGATATTGAAAGTTCAGTATTGTCTAACGTGTCAAGTTATATGAAAAACTTGTATAGTTTTGAAGAACTATTAAAACTACCTTAATTGTTTTCCCAAACATAAGCATCTTCTCCACGGTGTTTATCCCAAAACTTGGCGCCGGCATTAGTTTGGTCATGACTTCTATTTATTTCGTAACCGTCATCTTTTAGAAAATCATACATTGATTTAGCAATACCATTATTACGATAGTCATCGTGTACCCAAATCATTTGTGGATATAAATCTTTATTTTCTTTAATGAACTCTGCAAAAGCGATTGGAGTTCTAGTGGCAGGGTCGTATGCTTTGATTTTCAGTCCGGTATTGTTAAAGGCATATCCCATAATCAAACCATTGTACCTCGCTATTCTTTTATCTTCACTAAGTTTGTTCTCAGGCTTATCATATGCTCTGCGGTCAGTAAGATGAAACACCATACCATCATGACGATCTTTTTTGCTATACAAGTCCCAATCAGGTAATAAACGTTTAATCATCTTGGCATACAATGCAATTCTACTATCTTCTTTTGCATTGAATGTTATTTCTTCTACTTTATCAATGCCATATTCTTTTAAGAATGCACGTGTGATATCAACTGCTGTTGATAATACTTCTGTTGAATTTCCAGTACCAGTTTTTCCAAACAAATCCAAATCACTTGGATCATTTTCATGATCTCTTAATAAACGAAATTGTATTTCCCACTTTTTAGGATCGCTACCTGTAAAGGCTTGCCAAAGATATTCTCTGTTACCTACCTTAAAAAACGCAGAGGCTTCATCACTACTACGGCGGGCCCACTCCCAGTTTGTTTTACCTGATTGAAATACTTCAGTGATAAATTCATTGGCTCTCATTATACTTCACCTCTTACCTTTTGGAAGAATGTGGGTTTTGCACCTTTAACTTCACCATGGCGTTTGTGTTTTGAACCATAATCATAATATTTGCCTACTATATCATATGCAGGCTTAAAGAATATTGCTGCTGGAAATACTGATGCTAGTCTTAATAAACCAACACGTTCTTTACCTTGGGGTGCTTCTACTTTAGTTTTAGTATTCTTATCAGTTGGTTGTAGCCATGCATTAGGTTTTTTACGGACAAGCCATACATAAGGACTTCTACTTGCATATAGGCTATCACTATTTTTAAGATATGTTTTCAATGGATAGAACCATAATGCTGGTTTACCAACTTTAGCACCTATATAATCAGGCTGAAATTTAGGATGATCAATGTCAGGACTGCGACCAAACGTTTGTCGTTGGCTAAAACCTAACTTATCAATGTCAGTAAATCTAATAAAGTAGTCATCAATATTGCCACCCAACTTTTCAACGTCATTGATAATCTGACCTTTGATGCTCATCTTTTCTTCAGTAATAAACTCACTGGCACGCATCTTAGTGTTTCAATAACAATGTAGAAATAATATTAGGATCATTAGCACTAACATCACCTTCGCCTGGAGCAACGATAACATTATACTTCATACCGGCTGGTATTTTATTACGCTTAGCCATGTATTCATCATATGATAAAATACTATTAGCACTTAGTCCATACTGTTTAGCAAGACGTTGTTTTAGTTCGGGTAACTTGTCAGGTTGGACTTGCCATTGGCCTTCTGCCCCCTTAACTAAGTTTTTCTTTTCATCCTTAACTAACAAGTCTTGGAATAATTCATCAGGAACAATACGACTGTTCTTAGTGGTGTCTAAGTCTTTATCTTTTGCTTTAACTTGTTTCTCTTGAGTTGTATGAGCACCTTCACTCCAGTTGATGATGAAGTTGTCAGGCTTCTTAGCTAATGCCGCACCTGCCATTTTTGTGTAAGCATAGAACTTAACATCAGGATGTTTAGCAGCCATTTTCAATGCCATGTCTAAATATTCTGGGCTAAAGAAGTCGCCAGCATCATGCCAACGAATCGTTACAGCATATCCGCCCTTTTTACCTAATGCTTCTTCTTTGCTAATCTCACTACTTAATTGTTCAAAGAAACCACTAGGATCGTTTAATAAGTATGTTAAGATACGACCATCACTTTGCCATGCGGCTTTGAATTGTACTTTACCGCCCTTCATTGCAAAACAATCTACTTTACAACTACCTGCGCCTGGGCATGTGTTAACAATAATTAGTTTGTCTGTTGATTCATCTACAGCGATACCTGTTAATGCGGCAAAACCAACGTTAAAGAACTGTTCTAGTTCTCCATTGCTGTGTTTCATTTTTTCATTCTGTTTTAGTAATGCTTTGGGACGAACTTTTAATGTGTTCTTAACTGCTTCTTCACTATATGTTTTACCATCTGGACTTACATATGTAATAACACTTGAGCGATGCATATAGGGCATTTTATACTTGTCAGTCTTTGTTTTACCAGACACATATTTTTCATTGCCCTTCTTGTCAATCTTGACATTGCCTTCTTTGTCTAAGTCAGGAGTACCGGCAATACGTTTCATATAGTCTTGAAACTCTTGTCCGCCAAAGTCACGTGTTTGTGCAGGTAGTTTAGTTGCTTCACCTAATCCAGCTAGTTTACGAATTCTAGATAGATGTTCCTCGTCTTTGCCGTCATCACCTTTGTCTTGCGGACCATGCTGGTCGGCTACAGGATTTCTAAATGCACCAGTTGGGGCTCGACGACCACCTTTTTCCCAACTTACTTCTTCATCACCGTACATTTCATTTTCATCGACTTCATCGGGCATGTCACCAGCTTGTGCAACAAACTCTTCAGGAGACATAATTTGTACATCACCAAATGCTCCGGGTAGTGAACCTTGTTCTTCTTCCTCACCCATCATATATGAGCCAGCACTTGATGCATCACTATCTGCACCCATTTTCATCTTTTCGCTGATGTTGCCACGGAACTGACGTTCAGGCTTACCATATGGAGTTACTACTGGTGTCTTTTCTGCTGTAAAAGGTCCATTGCTAGGGCCTGATTCGATGCCAGTGTAGTCTTCATTTAACTGCTTGATTTTATTGAGTAAATTTCTAATGTCCATAATATGTTCCGTTTTAACTTGACTTAAATGTCAATTCGTGATATAGTTACATATTATTTATCACTTTGGATACTATCTTGACAAATCAATCTATCAAACGCATTGGCTTTGCTTGCAAATGGGCTGAGGTTCATCCTAAAAAAGGTATCATTTCTAGTGAAGGATTGAACACTGGTGGCACTACAATGGCTTGGGCAAATCGTAACAAGCGTGATGTTGTCGAACAAAAAATCATTGATGTTGCTAAAACCAACATTATGAATACACACAATCTAATCAAACGTGTTGCTACTCTTGAACCCGAACTGCGTATGGTTCGTCTTACTAGTGATATGTTTAGTTTCTATACACACGAAGACTATCGTGACTTTTGGAAATCTACTGATGTGCAAAATAGTCTAGAACGCTGGATGGCACCCTTAGGTGAAACTGCACGTGCTAATGATGTACGACTGTCATTTCACCCTGACCAATTCGTTGTTTTAGCGAGTGACCGTCCTGAGGTAGTAAATAAGAGTATAGAGGAATTTGAATATCATGTGGACATGGCCCGTTGGATGGGGTACGGCAGACAATTTCAGGACATTAAAATCAATGTCCACATATCGGGTCGAGCCGGTCCCCAAGGTATTCGAAACGCCCTCAAACGACTCACGCCCGAAGCAAGAAACACCATCACAATCGAGAACGAAGAAATCAGTTGGGGACTCGACTCAACCCTCGAACTCGCAGAGGATCTCGCTTTGGTCTTAGACATCCATCATCACTGGGTAAAAACAGGTGAATATATTGAAAGTAACGATGACCGTATTAAAAAAATTATTGATAGTTGGCGTGGCTTGCGTCCTACTATACATTACTCCGTTAGCCGTGAAGACGTACTTGTTGGCCATACCCGATCAGAGCGCCCCTCTCTTGCACCCTTGATTGAGAGTGGACACAACAAACAAAAACTACGTGCACATAGTGAATACTATTGGAACGATGCAGTTAACCGTTGGGCATTGACACACGGTGAATGGGCTGATATTATGTGCGAAAGCAAGGCTAAGAATCTTGCAAGTTTTGCATTGAATGAAATGAGGAAAACAAATGTTTGAACGATTAAAAAGATTATTCAAAGAAGAACCTAAACCTGAGGTAAAACCAGAACCTAAAGTTGAAACTAAAGAAAAGAAACCCAAGGCACCTAAGGTAGAACTTACCGAGAAGGAAAAAGCCACTGCAAATGGCGAACCTTATATTGCTATTCTTAGTGTTGAAGTTGATCCTAACAATGTAGGCAATGGCTCATTTGACTTAGATTGGAACGAGAAGTTTGTGGTTAACTTGATTAAACAAGGATACAAGATTAAGAATACTGATACAGATGCAGAGATTGTGGATCGTTGGTTCCAAACTGTATGTCGCAATGTTGCATTAGAAATCTATGAGCAAGATCAAGCAGATCCAACTAATCGTGACCCCGTAGACATGCGTATCATTAGAAGCCGTGACTTAGGAAATGGACGCACCGAGGTAAGTTGATGGTAGAAATTGACGCAACTAATATCCCAATTTACTTACCATACAATTCAGCATTAGTTAATGCCATGCAATTCACTGGCACAGAAGATATTGCTAGTTGCGCCGAAGAAATTTTTAGTAAAAGTTCGCAACAATTTATTTGTTTTAATATTGTTAGCGAAGGTATACCATATAATCAAACAAACACGGTACAACAAATAATCAAATATCTTATTGAAAAGTATAACTACCAACCCAGTAATTTTAGATTAATATTAGGAGCAAGCCCCTGTCAGGAAAATATTAATTACTATCTTAGTCATTGTGATAGATTTAATTGGGTAAAAATTCCAGTTTATTTTACAAACACTTTTGAAACTTTTCAACAACGAAATTTATTAGCATATGATTTAGTTGATACTACACCACGTTTAAAATCAAAAAAATTTGTATGCTATAACAGAAATGTTAAGCCGCACAGGTTGTATATAACAACAGAAATTATCAACAGAGGATTGTTAGATAAAGGATTTCTTTCTAACTTCTTTACATTCCCCGATGATGAATTTATGTTTTATTGTTTGCATGAAGACTTTCCAAACAAATACAAAAACATTATAGACACGTTTAATAATAATAAAGAATTATTTCCAATTAGTTTGGGTATAACAGGTAAACGTGATATTGATAATGCAGATAGATTGCATAGTTTAACACCCGAAGATTTTGATCATTTTAATGAAACATACTTTGCCATTATAACCGAATCAAAGTTTTTTCATGATGATTACAATAACCCAAATACATTTAGTCAATTAAGTTTGGATGCATTTTTCTTTACAGAAAAGTTATATAAATTTATTGCAGGTAAAAAACCTTTTGTGTTGGCAGGATTTACCGGCAGTTTAAAAAACTTAAGAAGTTTTGGATATAAGACCTTTCATCCTTATATAGATGAAACCTATGATACCATTGAGAATGATGAAGATCGGGCCGAGGCCATATCCAATGAAATTGAAAGGTTGTGTAAGCTATCCGATACGGAAATACTAGAATGGCAACGCAATGTAGAGCCTATCATCCTACATAACTATCAGCAGTTTTGCAAAGCAGGCCAACAAATACTAAGCTACGTGCCCAAAATTTAAAAAAGTTGACAATAAATGGATTAGGCTGTACAATACACTTATCGATTGATTAAAGGAGCATGTATGTCTTTCAACAGTTATATGATGAGTTTTTATGGTCCCAAAGGTTTGTATCCCATGGGTTTCAACGAGACAATTATTGCCCTAGCAACTAGTCTTTATAAGTGTCGTTTGCCCGAAGGTGTTGAGTTTGTAGGCGACAGCGCTGACCGGGAAGGTGTACGTGATTTGATACTATCTTTACGTAAAGAGGTCGAGGCGGAAGAGGCTTGACAATAAATCAAAAGTGTTATATAATAGCAACTTCTTAATTAACTCAAAGGAGTTTTCTATGGTCTACACGGTAACAGACGGTCAAACGTCATCATTGGTAACTAAACTCACTAAAGGAAAAGTCAAAGTGACTGCAACAAAACCAACACGTACCACAACCGCAACATCTATTATGACTAATGAATTCCCGTTGTTATTTAAAGTTACCAAACGTGATCCCAATGATTTTCCAATCGAGAATATTTTAGAGCGTGAAGCCGACGAGTATCGTGAAAAATATGTAGAAGAACTATTGGCATCAATTCAAACTGAGGCGAATGACGCATACCACCGTGGTGTTGAGCGTTATCAAAAATTAGGTAAGACATTTAAAGCAGAGTTTTACCCTAAAGTTACAGAAGTTGAAATCGGTAAGCTAAAGTCTGACGAAGATATTAACCGTGAACTCGATGTGGCTCATGCTACTGATATTTTTGTAAACTATGATGAACAATGCTTTCAACCTGTTTATTGTATCAAGACTCCCGGTAAGGATGAATGGACCATTGTTAACGGTCAACATACTGCAACTTCAACAGCGGCAATTGTTCAAGGCGGATTTATGACAATTAACGGAAAGAAAGTTCTTCCAAAAAATTGGAAGAAGTTTAAGATTCTTGTTATCTATATTGAGACACATGACCGAAGCACTGCACGTGAAGCATTTGCGTTGTTGAACGGTGAAATGAGTAAGCGCATTGATGTGTTCGACAAGTGGAAGCAACATTATTTGTCTGTTCGTTTAGACAATAGTGCAAACCCAGTTTACAAGCACACTTACAATTTGATTCAAATTTTGAAGCAATATAACTGCACACCTCTTCCAGTTGACCATGATGATGTAGGTGAGCCCGGTGCAATTACTCACTTGGCAGGTGTTGAAAGTTTAGCGCCCACGGCTGACTATAGTAAGGTAATATTTGTGTTTAGTACACGTGACAAGTTTTGGAATAATCTGTCAGTTGATAATGCTGAATTAGGTTTTTATGGTACATTGTTTGATTTTGCTCAAGCTGAAAATGTTGATATGAACGGTTCAGACTGGGATCAATTTTTGAACGATTTGCACGCCACTGTTCAAGGTGTTTATCGCACTATGAACAAGTTGAAGTCAAATGCTTCTAAGGCATTCAAGCAATATCGTTTTGAACAATTTACTGATAAAGACGGTAAGGGTGCAGGATTTACCTTATCATTGTACTTTGCTTATCAAGCGTATATTAAATTGGGTGGTAAATTTGTGATTAAGGCTCTGAAAGACTTGCATGTTCACAAAGGTGTGGATGCATTGCAATATTTGGAGGCAAAACAAATTACGCAAATTAACACTTATGCATCAGCTAGTAATCAAATTGTAAAACGTTCAATTCAACTTCCTAAGAAAGCTAAGTGATTATGTACGATTGGATCTTCTTTTACATTATGGTAATGAGCCATAACAATAAGGTAGGATTCGGCATTACAAAAAATCCCGAGAGAGTGGACGACTATACCGCCCACTGTCTCGAGGATCAGTCTTTTATGTTTTTGTTTTATGGTCCTGAGGAAGAGATTGAGGATATTGAGGACGCATTTAAACAAAAACATCGCAAGATTCTTATCAAAAAAATAAAACGTAAAAAGTGGAGACTCGAAGGTATTGATCCAAAAGAATCGTCAATGACCGCCGAAGATGTTAAAATTTGGGTAGAAAAATTTATTATTGATAATAAATTCAAAACTCAAAGAATTCAAGATAGTTGGTTACCCTACAGCGGAGACAAACGAGTGTCTAGAAAAAACATCACTATCAGCCCTGATCTTTACTTGGAATCGGTAAACTGTCAGGTTGACAAAAACTAAATAGTAGTATATAATATACACATGACACAAACTTACGCCCTCATTGATACTGCCAACACATTCTTTCGTGCCCGTCACGTTGCAAGCCGCAATGCTGACACATGGGAAAAAATCGGTATGGCATTGCATCTTACATTCAGTTCTATCAATCAAGCAGTTAAACGTTTTGGTATTGATCACGTAGTGATATGCTTGGAGGGTCGTAGCTGGCGCAAAGAATATTACAAGCCCTACAAGGCTAATCGTAAACTTGACGAATCGGCTATGACTGAATCTGAGGTTGAAGAAAATAAAATGTTTTGGGAAACGTATGAAGCCATGACAACTTTCTTACGTGAGAAAACTAATGTAAGCGTACTACGTAATCCCAACGCAGAGGCAGACGATCTTATTGCACGTTTTATTGCACTACACCCAAATGATACGCATTATATTATTAGTAGCGATACTGACTATGTTCAACTCATTAGCGAAAATGTCCATCAGTACAATGGAGTATCAGGACAACTCATTAAACTTGACGGATACTTTGATGACAAGAATCGATTGATTGTTGACAAGAAAACTAAAGAACCCAAACTACTTGGTGACCCGCAGTTTCATCTATTCGAGAAATGTATGCGTGGTGATTCAACCGACAACGTGTTTAGTGCGGCTCCAGGTGTACGTACTAAAGGTAGCAAGAATAAGGTTGGTTTGATTGAAGCCTATGCTGACAGAACAAAGCAGGGATTTTCTTGGAACAACTTGATGTTGCAACGCTGGTTGGATCATGATGGTGTAGAACATCGTGTACGTGAGGACTATGAACGCAATCGTGTGTTGATTGATCTTACTGCACAACCCGAAGATATTCGTAATGCAGTGGATCAAACTATCCGTGAAGGTGTGCGTACAACTGCAACACAAAGTGTTGGGCTACATTTTATGAAATTTTGTGCAAAGTATGAATTGCAAAAACTCAGCGACCAAAGTGATTCCTTCAGCAAATGGTTGAACAGTCCTTATAAGAGTAGTTGATGAATAATTGTTTTCTAGCAATTGATAATATATATGATGACCCTTACTCAGTAAGGGAACATGCACTTACCTGCGAATATTTGCCAGACAACACTTCACATTCACACCCTAACGGAAATGCTCCGTTCCCGGGTAAGATGAGTAAGGATTTTTATTACAAGTCTAGTATTGATATCAAAGTCAGTAAGTTACTAGGGAAAAATGCTATCCAATTACGTAATTCGAATAGCGGTAAATTTAGAATTAGTAAGGGTACTGACCAAGCTAGAAATTTAGTTCATGCTGATGAAGTCACTCCTAACGTATATGCAGGGGTAGTCTATTTGAATACACCCGAACAAACTAGTAATGGGATTCAAGGTACTATATTATATAAACATGTGTCTGGAAAAAATAGTGTTACTAATGACAAAGAACTAAATGACATTATTTTATCAGACCAAGATAAAGATTTATCATATTGGACTCCTGAATTGGTATCATACATTACATGGAATAGATTGGTATTATATCCTGCAAATTATTTTCATGGTATTGGTCCAACGTTTGGTGACACGGATGACACAGCTAGGTTAGTACAAGTATTCTTTTGGGAAGTAAAATGACAGTTACAGTAACAAAATCTAATGTTCGTAAAATAAAACAAGGTGATCCTAACTTTGTAATCCATGACGGATTAGTCCTGGCTAATCGAGCAGGATTTGAAATTAGTACAGATTGTCCATACAATCATTTACAAATACTTCAGACTTGTATTGAACGTGGTTGGCTTAAACCTGTAGCGTATGTTAAAGACAAAGAATTATTTTGGGAAGAGTTTGAAAAATGAACGAACGAATTAAAGAACTTAGTAAACAGGCTGGTGACTATGTGAATGAAACATATACTGGACCTGTTAGAAGCAAGACTCCTGGCAAGATTTGGGAAGATGGACATGTAGGTTGGCATACACAGTTTAATCAAAAGTTCGCCGAGTTGATTGTTAAGGAATGTGTTAAATTTTGTGAACACGAATCCAATGATGATGAACATGACGAGTATGATATGGGAATGTGGGTCAAGGCAGAAAGTATTAAAACAGCAATTAAACAACATTTCGGAGTTGAAGAATGAATGAACGAATTCGAGAACTTGTTAAGCAAGCCACTACTATCGAAGAACATAAGTGGGGAGTAAGTTATGATAATTTCAATAAAGAAAAGTTCGCCGAGTTGATTGTTAGGGAATGTGCTAATCAATGTGACTTATTGTTGGATCATAAAATAAGTTCAGAATGGGCAAGAGGGACACATGATTGCTCAAAAGCGATTAGAAAACATTTCGGAGTTGAAGAATGAACGAACGAATTAGAGAAGTTTGGATCAAAGCGGCCAGAGAAGATTCTGATCCAGATAATTGGGATACACAAGAACAGTTTATTGAACGGTTTGCCGAGTTGATTGTGCGGGAATGTGTAGAGGCTTGTAGCAGAGCAAATGAGATTAGGCATTTTGTTCCACCGACTCAACAGCAAGTCGTGTTGAGTTGTATGGATGAGATTGAAAGAACCTTTGGGATTAAAAAATGAGGTACTATAGTTTTTGGGATGGTGTTGACAATTTAACAACATTATCTGAAGTGGAAATTCACAAATCCTATTGGGATTATTGGTATGCCGCAATGTGTAGAGAATTTGGTAAAGAAAAAGTGGATGAATGTTATTCTGCTGAAGATTGTTTACAAGATTGGATAGTTGTTCATTGGGCTTGGGAAAGTAAAGAATGAACGAACGAATTAAAGAACTTGCCGAACAGGCTGGAGCAGAATTTTGGCAACGACTTGAAAACGATATTGTCAAAGAAAACGCATACATCACATTTGACCCACCGGAATCTTTACAAAAGTTCGCCGAATTGATTGTTAGAGAATGTGAGAAAGTATCACTAAAGAGCAGTCACCGTGATGATGATATGGGTGCTATTATTGCCAGACAGATTAAACAACATTTCGGAGTTGAAAGTGAACGAAGCGTTCTCTAGTCCCAGACTGAGTCCAAAAGAATATTGGGCCAGCGATGATTGGCAGAGCAGTCGCCTGCTGGTCAATCAAGGTACGGTCTTGGGACAGGCCTATCACACCATACAGCCCATTGGCTACGATTGGATGGAAATAGAAACTTGGGCCTACCAAGTCTATGGTGATAGAGGCAGTGTTTGGCACATTAGAGAAGAGGGTGGTCTGGCTCGGTGGTATATGAATAGTGGTAAGTTTTGGTTCCGCGATCAGCGGGATGTCACTACCTTC